CGTAACGCAAATGGCAAGAAAAATTTTATTAGAAACAGCATATACATTTACACCTGCAACAAACACAGTTGTAATTCCAAAAACAATTTTAAGAGAAAGACTGTTGCTTATCACAAACGTGACATCCAACCAGGTTATTTATAACTTTTCGGATCCAAGCTTAAAGGCAACTTCTTATATAACAAATACAGACTCTAGCGCAAATGAGTCTACCACAATTGTATTAAGTTATAACACGACAGCAATGCTTTCAACAGATAAGCTTTCGTTTACAATTGATGAGTATGCTGAAAAATTTGAGCCAGCAGAGACACTGATGGACCCAACAAATAAGTTGAGAGTAACAACTCCACAGTCTCTTATCGATACCGACTTCGAATACGGAACACAGATTTCCAAGTGGGAAAACCTTGGTCTTTATAACAATAGACCATTTTCTTACACAAGCCCAACACAGATTGCAAACATTTCAGGAATTGCAATGTCAACTGGGTCTAGAACAGTTACAGTAACTCTTTCAACAGGTGCAGCTCCAGCAAATAACACACCAATTGTTGTTCAGGATACATATTTGCAAGCAGCAAATGGTAACTTTATTGTTGAATCTGGTGGTGGAGGATCATCCTTTACATATACAGCAGCAGCAATTAATACAACCTCCGTCACAGCCATATTTGATCCAAATAAAACAGTAGTTGCAACTGGAGCTCTTTTCTCAGGAGCAGCAATTGGTGGAAGCCCAACACTGGCTTATTCTGGACGCAAGATTACAGTTACAACAACAATTCCTCACGGACTAGCTTTGGGTAATGAAATTGTAGTTACAGGTGTTACAGCTTCAACAAATGCACCAAATGGAAACATGGAAGTTGCACAGATACTTAGCTCTACTCAATTTGTATATTACGCAGAAAATACTCCAACAGGCACACTTGCTTCTGGCAATATTTACGTAAGACCACAGGCAAGTTTCTCACACAGACCAGCAGATGGCGGAGTAATTTTTGGAACAAACTCTGGTTCAAACTATGCTGCAGCAATTAGACAAACAAGACGTTATTTCCGATACCAGTCAGGTAAAGGTGTTCAATTTTCATCTGGAACAATTTTAAAGCCATACGCAGGTGTTGATTCAATTACCTGGGATGGAACAACAGTAACAGTACAGACAAAAGAAAAGCATAACATTCAGCCAGGAACAGTAGTTAAAATTGGCGGATGTAATGAATATCAGTTTAATGGTACCTATACAATTAACAGCATCATAAGCTTTGATAAATTTCAATACACACCAACTGCTACGCCTCCAACATCTATTGCTACTGGAGCTTTTTATGCATCTGTAGAAGGATGGACAGGATGCCAAAACAGACTTGGCGGATTTGATAGCCAAAACGGTTTATTCTTTGAGTACGATGGAAGAACATTGTTTGCGGTTAAAAGATCTTCTACTTTCCAGGCTTCTGGAAGAATAAGCGTAACAAACGGTGGATCTACAGTTATACAAACTTCTGGAGCGTTCCCAACGTATTTTGCAAAGCAGCTTGCCCCAGGAGACTTTATTGTAATTAGAGGACAATCCTATAAGGTTCAAGATATTGCTTCTAATACATCCATGACAATTACTCCAGCATATCGTGGAGCAACTACAGATTATGCAATATTATCAAAAACTCAAGAAATTAGAGTTCCTCAGTCACAATTTAACATTGATAAGTTAGACGGAACAGGACCATCACAGTACAACCTTGATTTAGGAAAGATGCAAATGTTCTATATCGATTATACATGGTATGGTGCAGGTTTCGTAAGATGGGGCGTTAGAGGTCCAAAGGGTAATGTTGTGTATGTACACAAGATGCCTAACAACAACTTAAATACAGAAGCGTACATGCGTTCTGGAAACCTTCCAGGAAGATATGAGTCTACAACGACACCTCCTTATACATTTGCAACAGCAAGCGTTTTGACGACAGATTCAGCGATTACCGTTGCAGATACATCAAGATTCCCAGATCAGGGTACATTAGTAATTAGAAATGCATCAAGTTATGAATATGTAAACTACACTGGCAAGACACAGACAACAGGTATTTATACAACTACAGCTACAGGATTAGGTGGAGTTGGAACAATTGTTGTTGGATCAAATACTGGATTGGCTGTAGGAATGACAGCATCTGGTTTAGGAATTGGCTATGGTGCAACAATCACAAATGTTAATGGAACAGTAATTACTTTATCTGTTGCAAATACTTCTGCGGTTAGCGGAAACGTAACATTTAGCGGTGGAGCAACATCTGGTACCTTTACTGGATTAACTAGAGCAAAAACTGGAGAAACATCTGTATCACTTACAATTCCAGTAAATGCAAATCAAGCTGCTGGCGTTACAACTACAAACCTACAGGTAGGTATGAGAGTAATTTCTTCAGCTTTCCCAGAAGGAACATATGTTTCATCAATAAGTGGTGGAGTGGTTACTTTCTCACAAGCAGCCCTATCTGCTAATCCAACAGGTGTAATATTCTCACCAATGGGTGCAACTTCAGCACAACTCTTCACATATTCAGAAACAGCTCCAACATGTGTTGAGTTAGCTTTCCCAACATTCTCAGCATCAATTTCACACTGGGGAACATCAGTAATTATGGATGGTCGCTTTGATGATGATAAGTCTCTGGTCTTTACATATGGACAGAGAACTTCAACATCTATTAACGCAAACTCTTCAAAGGCGCTGTTCTCAATTAGAGTAGCTCCTTCTGTAGATAACGGTATCGCAGCAGCATTTGGTGCTCGTGAAATTGTAAATAGAATGCAGCTTACACTTAGAGCACTTGACGTAACAACTTCTACAGCTAACGCTAACTTGCTTGTAACAGCGGTTCTTAATGGTGCAGTAAGCTCATCAACTGCCTGGACAAATGCAGTTGGAAACGCAGCTGGTGCAGTTAACTCTTCACTAGCACAAATTGCAGACTATGCTGGTGGAACTACAACAGTATCTGGTGGAGAAACCACAGCAGGATTCTTCGTAGGTACTGGTGCAAACTCTGTTGATCTAACACAGGTCCGTGATCTTGGTAACTCAATTCTAGGTGGCGGTGGAGCAAATGCTAACACCAACGTTTACCCAGATGGTCCAGATGTACTTACAATTCAGGTAACAAACCTATCAGCAACAACTGCAGCAGTTGTGTTCGGTAGATTATCTTGGACAGAAGCTCAGGCATAAGGAGAATATAAATTGTCTATCAATAAGGCGAAAGTCAATTACAATGACGCCATTGAAGTCAAGTCTATAGTATCCTCTGATTCAGCAGGATTTAATGGTGTGACCTCTTTGGCTGGAACTATCAAATTGCTAGGAAACATGGACCTCTCAGGAGGAACAGTTACATTTGCAGATGGAATCCAGTCAAAGCAGGGAACCCCATCATTAACACAAATAAAAGTAAAGTATTTTAGCTACACTCTTTCATCACTAGATGATAGAGACTGTATTCTTGAAATGAATAATTTGGCTGCAAATACTGTAACAGTTCCACAGGATTCAAGTACAAATTTTCCAGTTGGAACAACAATTGATATAATTCAAGCAAACTCTGGTCAGACTACAGTTGTAGCTTCATCTGGAGTTACCATCAATGCAACACCAGGTCTTCAGTTAAGACAACAATGGTCTGTTGCAACATTATTAAAGAGAGCACCAAATACATGGCTGCTTTTTGGCGATTTAACAGCTTAAAGGGGAAATAAATGGGTAAAAAGGGTGGCAGAAAATCCGATCAACTAGCTGGTGACTTTCAGATACCATCAAAGCCAAATAAACCTACTGCGGTAGATGTTGGAACAGATAGACCATTTAATAATGGATCTCATGTTGTTTCATTTACTTATCCAGCAGGTCAGCCACCAGTAGCTACATATACAGTTATTTCAAGTCCTGGTGGATTTACAGCAGTTGGTCCAGCAAGCCCATTAACAGTTGTAGGATTACAATCAAATATTGATTATACTTGGACAGTAACTGCAACTAACGTAAATGGAACATCAGATCCTTCAGATCCTTCAGATCCAGTAAAGGCAACTACAGTTCCTTCTACCCCATCCCCAGTAACAGCAACATCTACTACAACTGGCCCAGGACACACTACAAGTGATTTGAGGGGACAGGATACCGTGTCTTGGACAGCACCAACTGGTAATTTTACAGGCGGTAAAAATATAGTTGATTATCTTATTACTTCTTCAGATGCAGTTGCTCAGCCAGGAGGACTTGGACCAACATATACAGTAAATGCTCCTACAACAACATTGAATGTCAGAGAAACGATGGGAACAACTCAGACATATACTGTTATTGCAAGAAATGCTAATGGATCTTCGTTAGCTGCAACTACTGGAAGTGTTACAACTTTCTTTAGCCCACCTTCTTTCTTTAGCCCACCCCTATTCTTTGCCCCTCCACTATTCTTCGCTCCACCACTATTCTTTACGCCTCCGCTATTCTTTACGCCTCCACTATTTTTTGCACCTCCACTATTTTTTGCACCACCATTATTTTTTACTCCGCCACTATTCTTTACTCCACCACTATTCTTTTCACCACCCCTATTCTTTGCTCCTCCACTATTCTTTTCACCACCCCTATTCTTTGCACCACCCCTATTCTTTTCACCACCAGCGTTCTTTTCCCCACCAGGGTTCTTTAATCCACCAGGGTTCTTTTCACCACCAGCGTTCTTTTCCCCACCAGGGTTCTTTAATCCACCAGGGTTCTTTTCACCACCAGCGTTCTTTTCCCCACCAGGGTTCTTTAATCCACCAGGGTTCTTTTCACCACCAGCGTTCTTTTCCCCACCAGGGTTCTTTAATCCACCAGGGTTCTTTTCACCACCAGCGTTCTTTTCCCCACCAGGGTTCTTTAATCCACCAGGGTTCTTCAGCCCACCTAGATTCTTTGCCCCACCAGGGTTCTTCGCACCACCAGGGTTCTTCAGCCCACCTAGATTCTTCAGTCCACCTAGATTCTTTTCACCACCAGCATTCTGTATTGCAGAGAATACTTTAGTATTAACTAAAGACGGATACAAAAAAGCAAAAGAAATTACAACAGAGGATACCCTAATTACAGTATCTTTTGATGGTTTGCCTCTAGGAGACAATAATTGTTCTGTAGGTAATATCACGGACAAGTGTATTGAAATTGTTGATAACTGGAATTCAGACGGCTTACATAATGTTAACTTCTTGGAGTCTAAGGTTACAGATATTAAGGAAGCAACTTATGAGTCTTCAATTTACTTTAATGATGATACTTCAAAAGAGCTTTCTCTTTCAGAGCAGATCCTTGTAAACAGAGATGAAAAGTTTACCTTTAAAACAACCTCTGAGGTTAAAGTAGGAGATATTATCGTCTCTTATTTAGATAAAGATTTTATTGATATTGAAGTTAAGTCTATTAATGTTGTAGAAAAAGAAACCAAGACATTCTTATTCTATAGAGAGCCTTACGGACTTTTAATTGCAGACGGTATGCTAGCATACAACGGATGCCCCGCATTATCCTTGACCTCTAATTAAGTAAATGCTATAGTTTACTTATGTACTCTAAAAAAGAAGAAGTGTTTCATGGCATCTGGAAATATTCAGATGTTTTTACAGACGACCTAGATTTAGTTAATAGAATCGAGTCTGAAGTAAAGAAAGAAGAGTTCTCCTGGAGAAAAGGAACTGTAGGCCTAGATGCTGAGTTCCCAGAGTACAGGGATTGCTACGACCTTAAATTAAGTAGGCTTGGAAAATCTCATAAGCTATATCAGGATATATATAATGCACAATTTCCATGTGTAGATGATTACTGCTCAATGTACACTATTGAAATGAATTATTGGGAGTGGACAAACATTGTGAAGTATGGGCCAGGTCAACACTTTAAAGAGCATGCAGATCATGGCTGGTCATACGTGTCTACAGTTTCTTTAGTAGGATATCCAAATGATGATTATGAGGGTGGAGATCTCTACTTTCCAAAACTAAATTTAAGATTTAAACCGAAGGCTGGAGACCTATATATATTCCCATCAGCATATATATATTCTCATGTTGCAGAGCCAGTTATCTCTGGCACAAAGTATTGTTTTGCTACAATGCTTGATTATAATGATGATGCACATTCAAAAGAATTCGAAGAGTATCTTGATATAAAATATAAAAAAGAAAAGAGACTAATCTAATGTTGCCAAATGCAGAA